CATTCTGCATGTAATCAGTGAACCAATTCTTCTCGCATCGTAAGTAGTCTCAACAACTAAATCTTTCAATTTAACTGTTCCGACACCACTTTTGTGGAAAAGAACTGCACCTGTATATTGTCCATCAACATTGTAAGTGTTATTTCTTCCTGCTGTCGCATCAGATGAGTGGTCAGTAAATGCAGTAACAGTTGAGTTACTTTTAATTACTGGAACACCACCTATAGAAACAACTGTACCTTTACCAAAGTCACCATTCATTGAAGAAAAGTCTCTGTTTAAAAGTTTGTCGTTGTTTGCTAATTGATAGTAAACATCAGGTGAAACAACAATGTATCTGTCAGTAGAAGGAACATCATTTTCATCTAGCTTTTGTAAGCCTTCGAAAAGTGAAGCAATCATAGATGTTGCATTTGTTTTGCAATCTGCATCAATGATTTTTGAACCTAATTTACCACCAGTTACATTTGGTGTTGATGTTGCTGAACCTAGCATAACTAGTTGAAGTAAATTATTATCGATAGTTCTAGCAAGAGATTGACCCATCTCATTTGCATAAATCTTACGAATATCGAAATAATTCTTCAGTTCATCGATTTCAGACACAAAAGACGATGCTAAAAGCATGTCGTCTACGTGTATTACTTTCTCGTTGTGTTTGATACTGTCTCCTAGTATCTCATTTCCTGCTGTATGATAGCCACTTGTAGTTTGACCAGTTACAGGAAAAGTTGCTGATTTAGAATTAGAAATCGTTCTGACGTTAGTCATTCCTAACATAACATTCTCTCTTGAAAATGATGCAAGAACTTCGCCACTATAGATTTTTAAAAATAAATCGTTGTAGCCTGTACCAGTCGCATTGACTAGCCCCAGTCTACTTGGTGTTGCGTTTGACATAATATATGTCTCCTTTATTTTTATTGTTAGTGTTTAAGTTAAAACACCTATCTAGTTTTCCTATTCGAAAGTTATCAGACGTATCTGGCAGTCCTTAATGAATTTTGATAAGCCACCTCTCTTATGAGAGATGATGGTTTATTTTTTGTACCCTAAACTATTTCTATTTTTCCATAGCTTTTGCCATGACCAAGTATTTAATTTACTAGAGTAATGATAAATTAATAATACTATATGTTTCATTATCTTCCTTGTTTGTGATATTTTTTATAACTTCTTCGTTCATCTTTATTTAAATTTTTCTTATGTCTTCCAACTTTAGGTCTACTTTTTTTCTCAAAAATATTCCCAACTTTCTTTGCCATTACTTTTTCTTAAATGCTGAAACACCTTTAATTCCAAGTACACTTGAATAGCCACCAATGATTAATCCTTGTAACCATAATGGAAATTTATTTACTTGGTCAAAGAAAGCATCAAGTTTAGAAATAATTTCTGGGTCGTCTGAAAAAATACCCCAAGCACAAATCAGTAAAGGAATAGAAATAATTATTAAAACTATTTCATCTTTTAAATCGTTTGCTTGATGAGTTTTAACAGTATTGACCATTTCAATTTCTCCATCAATGACCCTCTGCATTTGCTTTTTCTCTGCAATACTCTGTAATACTTTAGTTTCTTTTCTATTCTTATAAACTTCAGAACCAGTCTTTAATGCTAACCTAGCTAGTGAAAACCACATTATCTATTGTCTGCTCTGTTAGATGATTTAGAACGAACTCTAAGATTACTTCTAGAATTGTTATTTGCGTTCTTATCTTTATGGTCTATGTCTTTACCTGCTACAGCTTTAACACCAAGTTTCTTCTTCATTAGTCTTCTAGCTAGATTTCTATTTGAACGTCTTTTTCTCTGTTCTGGTTTAGAATGATAATTAGCGTACTCACGCTTATAATCTCTAGCCATTAGATAACAGTGCTTCTACCTATTTTGTCTTCAACCATTTTTCTATAAGCTGGGTCTTTGTCATATCTTGGGTCATTCATTGCTTCTGTAACTTGTGCAACACTAGCAAAAGCATCTTTAGAAATTGCATCACTAGTACCTTCAAATAAAGAAGGTGTTTTAGAAACTGCACCTGATTTAGTCATAAGACCTTGAACAGCAAACTTAGCTGTTTCAATATCTCCGCCTTCAACCATGTCATTAAATACTTTAACTTCTGCTGGTGTTAAATTATTAGAAGCCCAATCAACTAGTTCTGTATATTCTTCTTTACCACCTGCTATATCTTGAATTGATTTAGTATTGGTATCAGCTACTAATTTTTGTCCTTCTATATAACTATCAACTAAAGTTTTATCTAAACCTAACTTAGATAATTCAGTATAACTTTTTTCAGCAAGTTCTCCTGTCTCAGCAAATTCATTATAATATTTATCTAAACCTGCTTGTGGAGCTTCCTCTGTTGTTTTTGCTTCTTCAGATTTAACTTCATCTTTGCTTCTACCAGAAAACTCTTTTTCTAAAGCATTATAGGCTTTAGCTAATTCTTCTGTGTTTTTAAATTTTTCTGGCAACCACTCTGGTTTTTCTTCAGTAGTTTCCATTTCTGTTACTGGTTCAGATATTTTTGCTCCTTCGCCATTTGCATTAATAGCCAGGTCTTTATTAATATCTACACCTTCAGTTTTTAATCGTTCAACTGATTGTTCTAATGTTTCACTATTTGTATCTTCAGTTTTTACTTCTAGTCTGTCTGTACTCATATATTTTACTCCATACCTTCGACACTTACGTCTCCAGTTTCATTGTTAAGGGCTAAACCTTTACCAGAGTTAGTGATGTGCTGACCTGCTTCTATCGCTACTCTTGGGTCTGCTAATGCTTTTTGTGCAAACTGTTGTTGTTGAGCCTGTTGTTGTTCTTGTTGGATTTGTTCCTGGTCTTTAAGTAAACCTTGAGTGTCGACACCATTTGCTATTGCAAATTTCTTAATGGCATCATCAAGATTTATATGTTGTGCAAGTACATCAGCTCCTAATGTTCCTGCTAAATCTTGCATGAACTGTAGAAGTCTAATTCTGTCACTTGCTCTACCTAGTGCTTCTAAACCAACAATGATTTTAGGTCGCACAATTTTCTTAGGTAAATCTGGAAGTAGATTTTGTTTTCTTAAAATATTTATTTTTGCATTGATATATGGAAGTTGAAACTCTGTTGTTAATATTCCGTAAACTCCACCAAGTGCATCTTGTAATTCTTGTGCTACTAATTGAACTTCTGTAGCTGTAACTCTTTCTGCTTGTCTTTGAACGCTTGAATTTAATAAGAAAGCATATTGTAATCTTTGCTCTATTCTATTCATCATTTCAAATGAAACTCTAAAATCAGCAAACTTGTTAGCTTGTAAGACTGTTACATCTCCTGATGAACCTTCAATGATTGCACCATTAGGAGCTTTAGCTATAGATGAAGCTCTAGTAGTTCCATTAGGAGCTACCATAAATAACATTTTAGCTGATGCTGATGAACCTTCTAGAATTGCTCTAGTTAATCCTTCTAATGATTTTAAATCTCCAAGATAACTTTCACAGTGTGAACGACCATAGTCCATTCCATCAACTCTATTAAATCTTAAAGCTATGAATGGTAATTCGTCTAACTTATATTTAGTGGATAAGATTATTTTTTTTCCACATTCTTGCATTAACGTATAACCTTTGGCTTCTCTAGTTACGCAAGTATATAAATCTAATTCTTTGTTTTCATATTCTTCTTTTGACTTACCTTCGATAATGGCAGTTCTAACATCTTCAGGTAATGTATCTAAATTAACAACTTCTTTAATTATTATTTTTAGAACATTTCCTTGTGGGTCTCTTTTAATTACATAATTATTTAATCTATAAACTCTTAAACCTGTTTCGGTAATTTTTAATAATACATTACCACTAACAATCAAATTTTTCAGAGCTTCGTAAACTGCAACTCTGTCATTGGAAACTTCCATGTTATCCATGATTGCTTTCTCAATTCCTGATAATCCTTCTTCAATAGAACTTTTAGTTTTTGGGTCGCCTTGAATTTGTTTGAATACTAAATCATCAACACTCAATCTAAAAAATGGAGCATGTGGTGGAAATAAAGCTAACATCAATTTAGACGCCAGGTTCATTACTCCTCTAGCACCAACTGATTGATATGGTGTTTGATATTCTGTAGCTTCGTTATTACCTTTGTCTGGGAATAAAGTTGGAATAGTTAGTTTGGCACAATCTCTTGCTCTTTGTAGATATACTTCTCTGTTTATTTCTAGCTTATTGTATTGTGACTGTACTGATGTTTTGTCTTCAGTATTTTGTTTATCCCCTAAACTATATCGTTCCATTTTTAAGCACTAGGTATGTTAAGACCACTTGAAGTAAGTCCTGAACTCGCTAGTGGTATTCTTAATGACCCTCTACCAGTTCTTTTTCTAGAAGCTGATGAAGCGTAATTAACATCTCGACCTGAACTGTCTGCCATAGCTGGAGCATTTTGTTTTGTTGTTGCCTTTGACACTGTTGGTGGTGTCATAGGTATTGGCTCTGGTGCTGGTGGCGGACTAGGTGCTTTGACTGATACACACATATTATTATTCCTCTTGTATTTGTTGTTGTTTGATTAAGTGATTAACAACCGACCTTTGTCCCCCTTTATAGAAGACTTCTTTTTCAGTATCTTTTAGGTCAGCAGATTTCTCTGGGAAAATACTATCCAGATAATCTATTAGTTCTTTACTAATTATTGGCTTTTGCACTTTTCTTGTCATTAGATACTCCTAAAGGGGAACTTTTTATCGTTTCCCTCTTGTTTGCGATTTCTCCAGAGATTGCCAAGTAACCACAAGCATCAACATAATCATCTAGATTAAAGTTTCCTGCCTGTGTTCTTGCTATCTTTAGCAGGGACATTAAGTTTGCTACATCTTCTGGCAACATGACCAGGTTAAGTTTGAATTTATTTTGCAAGTAACCTGTCCATAATCTTGCAATGTTTTCGTGGTTCTCTATCTTATCTCCATGCTTGTCAGCTCTGTCCTTGCTAACTAGCTTTTCGGTTTTCTTCAGTATTTCTGAACTGTTCATAATTGTAATCCCATAGTTTTATTTTATTTGATTTATAGTCGTACTCGCCTTCTCTTAATATTCTGGCAAGTCTTGCTTGGTGGTACGCATCATCAATAGAATATTTGTTTCTTTGGTATTCCTTGATTACAGCTTCCCAACAATTTGGTAAGTCCTTCTTATCTAAAAGAACTCTAGATGCTTTAACAGCTCCTACTCCAGCACAACCTTTATATCCGTCAGTCTGGTCTCCAGTTAAAGTTTGAGTACAGAAATTATAGTCTGCTAAATGTTCATCTACATATTCTATCTGGTCATCAATAATGCAAACCTGCCATGAAGGTATAGTTCGCATGTCTTTATCTCCTGAAACGATTACACAATTATCTTTATACTTTCCTGTTGCTAACAACCCAATGGCATCATCAGCTTCTAAGTTAGGATAACAAACTGTGTTATGTGTTTCTTCAATCCATTTTCTCATAGCAGGATAAGAAACTGGTTTTCTAATTTTCTTTCTGTGAGATTTGTAAAGGCTATCAATTTTTTTTCTAAAATTTTCTTTGTGTGAAAAAAGAATGATTGGTTCTTTAGATTTTGTAAGTGATAAATAATAAGCAATAGATTGTAAAAATAATTGCTTACCTTTTTTTAAGTCTGAACTTAAAGTCCAAACGTCATTACCCCAGTCAATAGGTTCTTCCAAAGAGGAAGTAATCTTGTAGACTAGTAGGTCTCCGTCAACTAACATTTTTTTATTCTCGTTAGCAAAGAATTTATTCATGGTGTTCATATTTTTATTTCCTTTAGTTTTAGTATGTTTGATTTTGGTATTACTGTTGAGTTACCACCCTCATTAACTGACCCATCATCATTGAAGTTGATGTCGCCAACAAAAACAAATTTGTGTTTTGACGAATAGATTAACCAACCCATTGTTATACAAACTGCTGTCTTTGATTTTTTTATTTGCTGTAATGGCGACCAACTACTGTCGCTAATTATGTCTGACCACCAGCACTTATAAAATTTATATGGAAAATCATATTCATCTACATCAGGTAAGATGAGTTTATTTTTTAATAGTTTTTTCATATTTTTAAATTAAGTAAATCTCCTTTTGGAATGATGTGACCTTTAGATGTCCAATTATCTCCACCTGC